ATTTTTCTCTTGATTTCGTTCGCTTCTTGCCTGCTACTTCTGATACTCCTATATCTCCTTATTATGGAGCTTTTAATTCGGGTAAAGATGCTATTAAGATTTCGGCTTATCCCTTTCGCGCTTACGAAGCCATTTATAATGCGTATATTCGTAATACTCGTAATAATCCGTTCTTGCTTAATGGTAAAAAGACCTATAATCGTTGGATAACTTCCGAAGAAGGTGGTGCGGATTCTTCTACCCCTACCGCTTTGATGTATGCTAATTGGCAGTCTGATGCTTATACTACTGCCTTGACTTCTCCGCAGCAAGGTATTGCTCCTCTCGTAGGTTTGACTACCTATGAATCTGTGACTGTTAATGAAGCTGGTCATGAGGTTACTACCGTCAATACTGCTATTGTTGACGAGGACGGTAATGCATTTAAGGTAGATTTTGAGAGTAACGGTGAGGCTCTTAAGGGTGTCAATTATACTCCTCTTAAGACTGGTGAGGCTGTTAATATGCAGTCTCTTGTGTCTCCTGTTACCTCGGGTATCTCTATTAATGATTTTCGTAATGTTAATGCTTACCAGCGTTATCTCGAGCTTAATCAATTCCGCGGATTTAGTTACAAAGAAATTATCGAAGGTCGTTTTGATGTCAATGTGCGTTATGATGCCCTTAATATGCCCGAGTACCTTGGTGGTATTACTCGTGACATTATAGTTAACCCTATCACGCAGACTGTTGAAACTGTTAATACGGGTGCTTATGTTGGTTCTTTAGGCTCACAGGCCGGTCTCGCGACTTGTTTTGGTAATAGTGATGGCTCGATTTCTGTTTTTTGCGATGAGGAGAGCGTTGTCATGGGTGTTATGTATGTTATGCCTATGCCTGTTTATGATTCTGTTTTGCCTAAGTGGCTTACTTATCGTGAACGTCTTGATTCGTTTAATCCCGAGTTTGATCATATTGGCTACCAGCCTATTTATCTTCGTGAGCTTTCTCCTCTTCAAGCTTATTCTGAGGGTAAGTCTCTTGATACTGTATTTGGTTATCAGCGTCCCTGGTATGAGTATGTGCAAAAGTATGATAGGGCTCACGGTCTTTTCTTATCCTCGTTGCGTAATTTTATTATGTTCCGCTCTTTTGAAAATGCGCCTGAATTAGGTAAGGAATTTACCGTTATGCAGCCCGGTTCTGTCAATAACGTGTTTTCTGTTACCGAGGTTTCTGATAAGATCTTGGGTCAGATACATTTTGATTGTACTGCCCAATTGCCTATATCTCGTGTTGTTGTTCCTCGTTTGGAATAATTTGTAATTCTAATGTTTAATTAATACAATATCGGTGCTATTGTGCCGGTATTGTTTTAAAATTGTTTGTTATGAAAGTGTTATCTCGTATTAATCCGTCTGAAACTTATCACCGTGTTTCTTGTCGGCGTGATTCCTGTGAGGATGTTGTAGTTTCCGGTTTGTCTATTACTCCCTCGGACATTGAACGCTTGGCTCGTCAAGGTGTTCCTGTTTCTGTTCCCAACGCTTCTAGCTTTTTTTCTGTTGATTCCGGTTTGGGTGTTCCTCCTGAATTGCGCGTTGATGCTGATAGAAATTCTCTTTGGGAGCTTTCTCAGGCCTCCAAGCGTCGTATTATGCAAGCTCGGCGTCGTGAAAAAGATTTATTAACTTAAAATTTGTTCTTATGTCTGCTGCTGCATTAACTGCTTTGCTTGGTTCCGGTACCGGTGGCGGCTCTCTTCTTAATGCTGGTGTCGGTGCTGCTTCTGGTCTTTTTGGGTTTATTGGTGCTAATAAGCGCCAAAAGCGCGCTATTGCTGCTCAGCGAGAGGAAAATCGTCTTGCTCGTGAATGGCAGAAAGATATGGCTGAATGGTATAACCGTGTTGAGCGTGAGAATTTGGCTGATGAACGTGAGTATAATAGCCCCTCTGCTGTTATGGCGCGTTTGAAGGATGCCGGTTTAAATCCCGATTTGATTTACGGTAATGGTGCTTCCGGTCTTGTTGATTCTAACGTCGCTTCTGCTGCTATGCCCTCTTCTGTTCCGCCTGCTGATGTTGCTGGTCCTATTATGGGTACGCCTACTGCTATGGAGTCTCTTTTTCGAGGTGCTGCCTACGCGAAAACGCTTGCGGAAACGAAAAACATTAAGGCGGATACTTCGAAAAAAGAAGGTGAGGTTGCCTCTCTCAATATTGATAATTTCGTTAAAGCTGCTACTACTGATAATGCTATAAAGTTATCAGGTTTAGAGGTCCAGTTAACTAAGGCACAAGCTGAATATACCTCTGAACAGAAAAGTAAGCTTATCTCCGAAATTAATGATATTAACGAGCATGTTAATTTGCTTAAGGCGCAGGTTTCTGAAACATGGTCTCGTACTGCAAATTTGGATAGTGCTACCGTTCTTAATCGTACTACCGCTATACTTAATAATCGTCGTTTTGACCTCGAGTGTGAAGAGTTTGCACGTCGTGTACGTGAGACTGATGCAAAAGTTAATCTTTCCGAAGCCGAGGCAAAGAGTATTCTTGTGACCATGTATGCTAAAGTTAATAATATCGACACTGATACTGCCCTCAAACAGGCAAATATCCGTCTTACGGATGCCCAAAAGACGCAAGTCGAACATTATACCAATAGCATAGATATACACCGTGATGCTGCTGTTTTTAAGCTCCAACAGGACCAAAAATATGATGATGCCCAGCGCATCGTCACTGTAGCTAATCAGGCTACCCAGTCTCTTTATCACATTTCGCAAGTTGCCTCCGATTGGCTTCCGTCTCCTGGTGGCATTGCGAAAAAACTCCTGCGCTCCGGCAAGAAATAGCTCGCTAATCGCCGTTAGGCGTACTCATTATCCATTAATGTAGCAAGCTGTAGGCGTGGCGAAATATACCAAATGAGCGTGAGCGAATCGAGCGAAGCGAGCCAAGCGCGTTACAGGATAGATGTATCCGTGAATGCTAATGGTTCGCCTCGCTTTGTCCGTTTACCCTTAACAATAGACGCGCGCACCCTAAACCAATAAAAATAGATGAAGTTGTCCCACCGCGGTTAGAGCGGGCTCTGTCCCTCTTGATAATATAAGCGCAACTGACATGTTGACATTGAAGTTGCAAATGTTACCTTAGCATTCTATGAAAGAATATACCGTTATATGTTTTATAACATATAGTCGGTTCTTGCTTTTATCCCTGGCATGATTTTATTTTGCATCATGTTAAACAATAATTTATTTAAGTCATGGAAAGAAGATATCAAGGTGTTCTAAAATTTAAACGTTTTTTTGGTGTTAAGGCTGGTCGCTCTGTTTGGAAAGAGTCTTTTGTTAAGACACATGTTTATACCGGTCCTTTACTTGCTTCTTCCGAGCTTTTTTGGCTTCGTGATTATATTGTACCTGCTACTGGTGCTCGTGTTGTTGGCTATTATGTTGATACTTTTCTTGATATGGATGAAAATTTGCCTTTGTAATTATGGATATTAAATGCCTACATCCCGTCATTCTTATCAATCCCGAGGCCCGTAAAAAGGCCTTGGATTTTGACCGTATTTATATTCGCAACCATTGTCAATGCTGGATCATGGAGACCTTTGTCCTCGAGCCTTGGCAATACTCCCCTAAAAAATGGTCTATTAAGCTATCCGATATAGAGCATTGTTACCTCCTAAATTCTGAAACTGGTGATATGATCCCCCTTTATGTTGCTGTCCCTTGTGGCTCTTGCATTATTTGTCGTAAACGTAAAGCTAATGCTTTAGCTACTCGAGCTATTATGGAGACAGAGACTACTGGTTCTGCACCTCTTTTTATTACACTTACATATAATCCCGAACATCTACCTAAAAACGAATTTGGTTATGAAACACTTCGCAAGTCTGATTTACAGTTGTTTTTTAAGCGTTTACGCTCTTTACTTGATAATCAATCTATCCCTCATTCGCTGCGCTATCTCGCGTGTGGCGAATATGGCTCTAAAACCAAAAGACCTCATTATCATTTACTTTTGTGGGGTTTCCCTGTTGCACATTTTAAGGATATACTTAAGGTCCAATCGTTTATACAAAAAGCGTGGTCTTATTTCCAAATTGACGAAAACGGTAAACGCATACCTTTCTATAGTAAATGTCGCACCTGTCCGCTCAATCAATATAAAGAACGTAACTCCTGCTCGGCTGTTGCGCATCTATGCACTGGCACGCGCTTACGTTATCCGTCAGGAGCTTTCATTTATCGTAGGTATCCCATCGGGTCGATAAAGGTTCTCCCTGCGAACTCTGGTGCTCCTGCTTATATTACTAAATACATGGTAAAAGGTTCTAATGCTCCTCATTCTACCTGTGAGCCTCCATTTCGTACCGCTTCTAACCGAGGTGGTGGTATTGGTTCTGCTTATATTCGCGCTCGAAAGGATGAGATTTTAAATAATCCTTCACTCGAAGCTCTTCCAGTCGTTGATCGTGTCACTGGCTCCGGTAAGCTCTTTTATATGCCTATAGATTCATGGGTAAAATCTACATTAATTCCTTCCCCTTCATCTTATTTAAAAACGAAAGAATATGAGACAGTTCGCGATTTTTGTTACACTTTTACATTATTTGAGCAATGTGCCCAACAGTTATATCGTCTTTGGCCTATGGATCGCTTTATCGACGGTGAGTTACAATACTATACGGATGTATTCTGCGATCCCCTCAAGCGCGAAAAATGGGCTGAGGCTTATGCTCATGTTCGTGAATATATTTCTCCTGCTGTGCCTAATATTAATATCGGTAATTGGATGAAAGATCGTGAGTATTTTAATGAATATATGTATGTTTTAACAGAGCGTTTGGATATTTTATCACGAAAAGTTTTGGAGATTGAAATAGATGATTCGTATTTTCGCAGTCGAGAACAGTATTTAAAAACCCGTGTTGAGATATTTAAAAAAAAGTATGGTAACAAAAAAACAAATCTTGGCGCTCTTGCGGAAAATATTGCCCTCTCCATTGAGCGTAATAAATGGCGAGAGTACTTTTAATCTCGTAGTGTGTTACATTGTATATGCACTCGTTGTTATTGTTCTTTCGCTTTTGCTTTGGTTCTTGCCGTCGTGTACGGTAACTCTTTCTGTACAAAAGAATAATAATAACTCTACTCAATCGAGTGAGAGTAGTTCTTCTTCTTCTGTAGATTCTACGACTATTTTTCAACCTCAAACATTTAAGTAATGGCTAACGTATTTAACAAAATTGGTGACGTCAAAAATGATGTCAAGCGTAATAGTTTTGACTGGTCGCATGATAACAATTTTACCACAGATTTAGGTCGTATCACCCCCGTTTTTACGGAGTTGGTGCCTCCTAATAGTTCTATCCGTATTAAGCCCGAGTTTGGTCTTAGGTTCATGCCAATGATGTTCCCAATCCAAACTAGAATGAAAGCTTATTTGTCTTTTTTTAAGGTTCCTTTGCGTACTCTTTGGAAGGACTATATGGATTTTATCAGTAGCGAAAACACAGAGGAATTTGTGCCTCCTTATATGAATTTTAGGGCGTCTGATATTCAGGAAGGTGGTGCGTTAAAACCCTCTGGTCTTGGTGATTACTTTGGTATTCCTTCTCTTGAAATGACTTTTGGTTATTTGCCTCAAGGTAGTATTTCTTCTGTTCAGGATGCTCCTTCATCAATGGCAACTCCTGAATCAAATATGAGTGTTGAGTTTAATGCTGGTTTGCAGGAGAATTACTATAAAGGTGGTAATCTTACTTTGAAATTAAGTCAATATCATATTTCCAAGTTGGAGCCCGCTTATTCTTCTGACGGTGCTTGTGTTGCGTTTCCTGTTCCTTTGCCTAGTTCTCGCGGTCATTGGCGTTATCAGTCTTTAGGCTCTTTCAATCTTTCTTATACCGGCGATTCTCACGCAGAGCCTTTTGTTGCTGTTATGCGAGGCGTTGCTAGAATTGGTCTTGCCAATCCTTCGGTTTCTTCCTTTGATCCTATGGCGTATCTTAAAAAATGTCATACTGCCCGTATTATTTATTCTACATCTCCTACTCCCGTTGAAGATGAGGGTAATGAGCAACCTTTTACTTCTATTGGTATTGATTCCTTCAACAATCCTTATTCTGTTGATGAAGCCTCTCAAACTATGACGGTTACTTTTGAGGTTAGGGTCACTTTTTCTAATTCTTCTAATAAGCCTCGGCTCTCTTTTGGTTTTGTTTGTCCTCCCGTTTCACCGCTTGTTAAAGCTGATCGTTCTACCTTGCTTAAGCTCGTAAATTTTTCTCTTGATTTCGTTCGCTTCTTGCCTGCTACTTCTGATACTCCTATATC